AATTCTTTGTCATTCCTTCAGGAGACAGTTCTTTAAGTTTTGATTTTGGCACCAACCCCTTAAAAAAAGTAAACCCGTCTGCAAGTGCTTGATCATTCACGATCGCGTTGAATGCTTGTCGTGGATGGCTTAGTGTTGATAGTTTTAAAATATTCTCATTAAATTGTGTTTCTTCTGCTTGTTTTTTTGCTTCATTCACTGCTACTAACGAACCAAACACAAGGGTAACATTCTCTATCATTCGCCTTGGCTCGTTATATAACAAAGCTTCTACGTTGCTTTTATATCCACTTATAATTGAATCAATCCTAGATGAAGAGAAAAACACTCTGTCAGATTTAATTGTTTTGAAAGCCATCAACTGGCTTTTTTCAAATAATCTTGTTTGAATCGTTGACCCCAATAATTCTTTTTCAAGAATTTTTGTCTGATCAGTTATGTATGCAATAGCTTCCCTTTTGAGGATGGTATTTTTGGAAGATTTTGTAATAGTCTGCATTCCATCTTTTAACTCTGTATCTACTTTTGAATAAATACTAAGAAGTTTATTTTTTATGGCGTCCTCTGTTTTTTTTACTTTTATGTGTATGTTGGAATACTCAGACTCAAGATAATTCTCATAGTCAGATATATTTTTCACAAACTCTTTTTCACGCTGAGCGAGTGTTGCATGCGTTGCCTCAGATAACTGTGACATCGTCTCTTCTTTTTCTTCTGTACTATCTTCCGGATCTTCCAAATCTTCCGGCTCTTTTTCCGCTGGTATTTTTTTTGTTTCAAGTGCTTCTTCCGTCACACCCTCTTCTTCTTGCTCTCCCTGTATCCTCATTTCTTCTTGGTTTTCGTACATCTCAAGTACAGAATCTTGTATCTCAGGCAAACCTAATTGACTACGTACAGTCACCTCATCATCTTTGCACCACGTCACAAGTCCAGAATTCTTCGCTTGTACCATCGAGGCAATTGCAATCGTTGCGTCACTATCGCCCACATCCGCATATCGCATGACGGGGTATCCGTCTTGTTTGCCATAATTCAACTCGATCAAATGCGCTCCTAGTTTTGACAAAACGCCTTCAATATACTTCGTATAACTTTTAAGACTTTTCATAAAAAAAGCCGACTGATCCTTAGAGAGTGCGTTACTTCCCCCACCACTAGCGCCAAGATTCAAGAATCCAGCAAGGACAGACTCATACAGTTTTCTATCATAAAAAAGTAGAAGATTCTCTAAAAGTGTATTCTGTGCTCCGCTTCCCTCAGGAGTCAGTATTTTAAATTCCATAACGTTCTCATTGATGAGCGCATACCCCTGCTCATTCGATCTAATATTCATCAAAAGTTCTTCTAATTTAGTGTTATCAGATGCCCCGTTTCCCCCTTTAATTTTCGCATACGGCAACCCTACGCCGTATCTTTCGACGCTTATCCCTGCAATTTTCTGGATAAGATCTAGATAGAAGTATGGTGAATACGACCTTCTCAATATACTTTCCCCTTCATAATTATTTCCACGTTTTCTATTCGTGAATATAAGTAATTTATCCCATGGGATTTCTCTTATGGTAAATTTAGCATCTGCTTTTATGTCGTCACCATACACAAATGTTTGCGTAATCCCTGCAGGATGCCCATCCACCCAAGGTTTCCCCACTATAGCCCATTTCTCAATACTTGACTGGATACGTGGAGCTAATCTTTTTATGCACACCATCCCATCTTTCACATCATACACTATCTCGAACGTCATGAATCCGTATTCGAGATACGAAAGCATTTGTACATGAAAATCCGACCAGTCTATATAATCAAATAAATTCTTGCGCACAAACTCAGCATGCTCTTGGTACTTTTCTTCTTTGCTCCATGGCTCTATATATTGCGTTGATGCTAGTATAGGCGCTTTGATTGCTTCAAGTAAAGCTCCTACAGTACTACTCCCCCAAATCATCTTCTCCACGGTGTCGCACCGAGTCGCTAGATCTTGCCAAGCTGTTTGATAATCTTCTTGAATATAGCCAGAAAATATCTCTGTGCCGACATATCCTATTTCATTGTTTGCCTGAATAGGTAACTTTTTTTTTGCCATATATTTTTATAAGATATGTGTAAGAAGATTGCCAGAGATTGTTTTTTCTTTTTTTACAGTGGCTTGTTGTACGCTAACTTGACCATATAATAGTACCCCCCACACCGCAAGGGCAAGTGCGTCAGCAAAGTCAGAGGATTCTAGCCCTTTTTTCCTCATTTCATCTTTTGAGACAATTTTTATCGCACCTGAAGACGCAATGTCATACTGCATCATCGAGACGTGACGGATCATTTTACCTTTATCAAGTATTTTTATCATGTTTTTTTGGAAAAGTAACCGCAAATTCCAGAACATTTGTGCCTTGATATTTGCGTATTTCTCAGTGTAATTTTGTATTGTAGCAGACGAACCGAACGATATAGCATTTACTATGTACCCTTGTTCTGTCAGTCTAGGCGCCACACCTCCGCCAAGTGAGGTGTCATCTACCGTTATAGTATCATGATTAATTCTTCCGCCAAGTTCATTGAACTTGCGTATGACCATTCCAACTAGTTCCATAGGATCACGAGAGTTAGACCATTCGACATCAATCATCTCGTACCCTCTCATTACAACGATTACAGAGCTATCCCCGAAGTTACCTTTTGCCACATCAACCCCAAAACTTAATACTTGAGGCTGTATTTTCTCCTCTTCTGTTTGTTCTCGCTTCATTGCCTGCTCTATGTAGTGCAAGGGGATCAGCATCCTTTCTCCATCTTCAGGGAAATTTGCTTCTACTAGTGATTGGAACATAGGGCTGTCCACTCCCCATTCATGCATACGGATATACGCCCATTGAGGAGTAACAAGAAACGGATGGGTAATAATAAGATCTTTCATCTCATCAAGTGACTCAAATAATTCTAAGTCATGCACAGACCGAAGATCATTCGCGATAAAATTAGGCGTATCCCAAACAGCAATCGATATTTTATGAAAAAACGGTGAGAAAAACGCATCCTTGAATCTTCCTGTCGAACTTGTAGGATTTCCGATATAGACAACTCTACTGAGATTCGTCGTGAGCGTCCCATCGATTGCGTCCATTATCAATGGATCCATACCGCCAGCCTCATCTATAATATACAGCATGTGCCCACTCTTCGAATGAAAACCTCGTGCATTGTCCGGATTATCTGTAGAAAACCCGTGTGCGTACCAGTTTTCAGAGATATTTAAGGATTGTTTCAGCAACTCGCCACCAAGAGGAAGCTTAGAAGTCGTGAATGCCCCTCGTATCTCTCGCCACATAATATTGAATACCTGATTCCCTGTAGGTGCAGTAGTGAGAACAATACAGTCGATATGATTATACAGAAAAGCAAGTGCGGCGTGTGACATCGTCCATGTTTTCCCTGCCGCATGACAAGACTTGATCGCGACTCTGTTATGGGTAGCTATAGCAAGAAGAATTTCCTTCTGCTTCTCCCAGCATGAGACCCCTATCCAGTTTTCAAGAAACAAACTAGGATTTTTTTGACAGGCTTCTTGCATCGCCAAGTAATCTATCTCATCAGTTTTGTGCATCGATATCAGGCAACTTAAGTATTTGGGCGTGTGCGTGTCTTACGCTTTCCGCATAATTCAAATCTTTTCCGTCTTTCCCCGTAAGTTCAGTCCTCTCAATGTACCCCCGTTTCTTTCCTTGCGTCTTAAGAGCAAAAATAATTGCGGTGGTGTCTCCGCTTTCTATTTTCTTTGCCAGTGCATTTTCGCAAAAGTCTACAAACACTTCACCCGGCTCTATTTCTTCTAATTCTTTGACAAAAGTAGAATCAGTGTTCTTCCACTTATAAAACGCTTGTCTTGATATATCAAGACTCTTGCATGCTATTGTTATATTTCCAAAAGATTTTTGGTATGCTTTCAAGAACGATTCTTTTTTTAGAGATAATTCGTTAACTTCTGTATTAGTCAATGATTTGTCCATTTTTTGTGATTGTTAGGGATGTGTCTAGTTGCTTCATTCTATCTACAATAACTTGGCAGTACTTAGGATCTAACTCTATACCATAGCATTTACGGTTTAGTTGGTGTGCCGCAACCATTGTTGAGCCTGAACCTAAAAAGAAATCGAGTACTAAAGAATTTTCATTGCTACTTATCCGCATTTCATTTCCTATTAGCTCAATAGGTTTCATCGTAGGATGTAACCCTTTTTCTCTTCCAAACTCTAAACACCTTGAGTAATTAACGTCTTTCAAAGCATTGTTCCAAATCGCCGACTTTCTAAATAACAATAAATATTCTATGTCTGGTCTATGGCTATCTCCAATAGGAATTGCGTTTGGTTTTTTCCAAATAAGTACATTAAAAGAGTATCCAAAATCTCTTGCCCAAACTAAATAGTTTGGCAATAATTCTTTATTACAAAAAATGTATGCGTTTATTTTTTTTGTAATAAAAACTAAAGGCAAAACAGCTAAAAAATCTAACGGATTAAAATTTGAAATAAATTCAATATCTTTTTCTTGTTTCCGTAGTACTTCCGCTATAATTCCTTTGTGTCCACCTTCTATTTTAATTTTATAAGGCGGATCAGTGAACACCATATCAGCTTTCTCTCCATTCATTACCTTCTCCACATCCTCAATCTTAGTACTATCACCACATAATAATCTATGCTCTCCTATTTCAAATAAATCACCTAGTACTATATTTGTTTTGATTTCGTCCGGTATCTCGTAATTATCTTCCACCGCCTCAGGATCTATCATTTCAATTGATGGAATATCCAAACCCCATTCAATTAATTTCTCGTTCTCCCACTCATTAGCTAACTGATCCCAATCCCATTCACCAAATCCCACGTTGTCTTTGATGATGAACTCTTGCTTCTGTTCTTCCGTGAGTTCGTTTGCTCGCATTACTGGGATCTCTTTTATCCCTAGGCTTTTTGCCGCTTTAAGTCTCATATTACCACCGAGTACTATATTGTTCTCGTCAATAATAAGAGGACGAAGACTTAACATTTCCGGAAAGTCTTTTATTGATTGTACTAATTTTTTAAATTTATCATCATTAATAATTCTAGGATTCTTAGGATTTGTTTTGACCTCATTAATTTTTAAAATCTCCATTATGGGAAAAGGAAGTAGTTAATTATATTCTTCTTATATATTTCTACAATATCAGTATCCAGCCACCTTCACAACACTTTATTAACATTCCATTCATCATAATTATTGAATAAGTCAATGTATTATGTATATCTTCTACTTGACTATACGATGGAGCTCGTATATACTAAGTACGTAAGATGAAGAACAAAAAAGAACTCCATCTCACACATCTATATTATAACTCATTATACCATGAGTCACACAACAGTCACAAGCATAGGAGGAAACGAGTACGAAGTAACAATAGGAGACGTCACTCAGGTAGTTGACCTAGACGGTTTCACTCCAATATCAGACGACGATTACACAGCAATAGATACAGTCGTAGATGATATGGATGATTCCTTCATAGCTCCCATGCATAGCGACGGGGACAAGTTCTTCCTCGCGGCTCTCGAGTATGTCATATCATATACTCAGTTCGATGTTGACGAGTATCTGGAGGAGGGGGCAGTTGCAGCGTAGACGCAATTACTTACTTACTTACTTACACTTACACTTCGAGGGGCGATGCTCCGAGGGGCTGATATGAGCGGAGCGGATCTACGAGAGGCGGATCTACGAGATACTCAATTAAGAGGAACAAATTTTTTGGGTGCGAACCAACTAGGGATTCGCTTCGTAGATTAATTTTATTAAATTACTTACAACTAATACTATGAAGACAACAATTACAAGCAACGGAGAAGGTCAATATCAAATAAAAAGAAATAAAGAAATAAAGATAGTCCATAATCTCCGATGGGCGGATCTGAGAAAGTCCGATCTCCAGGGGGCGGATCTAGAAGGTGTGGATCTAGAAGGTGCGAATCTCAGAGATTCTGATCTTCGAGATTCTAACCTCCGATGGGCGGATCTGAGATATTCTGATCTCCAGGGGGTTTGTCTTCGAGATTGTGATCTTCGAGGGGCTGACCTACGAGATTGTGATCTTCGAGGGGCTGATCTCCAAGAGATGAATCTTCGAGGGGCGAATATGAGACTGGCGAAGCTCCGAGGGGCGAATATGAAATATGCGAATATGAGACGGGCGAAGCTCCGAGGGGCGGATCTGAGAAAGTCCGATCTCCAGGGGGCTTGTCTGTTCGGGGCTGACCTCCGAGATTGTGATCTGAGAAAGGCGGACCTTCGAGGGGCGGATATGAGAGATTGTGATCTGACCGGGGCTGATATGGAAGGGGCGAATAGAGAAGGAACTCGCTTCAGTGAATAATTTTATTTACTTACTTGCAAATACAGTATGAAGACAACAATTACAAGAATCGAAAATAATAAATACCAAATCACAAGAGGAGAAAAGACAGAGATAGTTGATAATCTGATGGGGATTAATCTACAAGGGGCTAATCTTCATTATGCTAATCTTCGAGGAGCGAATCTAGAAGGGGCTGATCTGAGGTGGGCTGACCTCAGAGATGCTGATTTGAAAGGGGCGAATCTAGAAGGGGCTGATCTTCGAGGGGCGAATCTTCGAGGGGCGTATCTGTCCGAGGCGAATCTTCGAGGGGCGTATCTTCGAGGGGCGTATCTAGAATGGGCTGATCTGTCAGAGGCGAATCTTCGAGTGGCGAATCTAGAAGGGGCGTATCTCCGGAATTGTGATCTCCAGGGGGCTAAGCTGGACGGGGCTAAGCTAGAAGGGGCTCGCTTCAGTGAATAATTTTATTTTATTACTTGCAAATACATCATGAAGACAACAATCAAAAAAATCGGAAACAATCAATACCAAATCACAAGAGGAGAAAAAACAGAGATAGTTGATGACCTGATGGGGATTAATCTACAAGGGGCTAATCTTCATTATGCTGATCTTCGAGGAGCGAATCTTCAAGGGGCTGACCTCAGAGATGCTGATCTTCGGGGGGCGGATCTGGTCTGGGCTAAGCTAGCAGGGGCGAATCTTCAAAATTCTGATCTTCGAGGAGCGATTCTACAAGGGGCGAATCTGTCCGAGGCTGATCTTCGAGGGGCGAATCTGTCCGAGGCTGATCTCCAAAATGCTGATATCCAAAATTCTAACCTACGAGATTGTGATCTTCGAGCGGCGAGGCTGGAAGGGGCTGATCTACGAGGGGCGAATCTTCAAGGGGCGGATATGGAAGGGGCGAGGCTCCGAGTGGCGAGGCTCCAAGGGGCTGACCTCAGAGATGCTGATCTTAGAAAGGCGGACCTTCGAGGGGCGGATATGATAGATTGTGATCTGACCGGGGCTGATATGGAAGGGGCGAATAGAGAAGGGGCTGATATGGTCAAGATTAATCTACAAGGGGCGGATCTACGAGATTGTGATCTTCGATATGCTGATCTTCGAGGGGCGGATCTGATGTGGGCGACTCTGTCCAGTACTTGTCTAATCGAGGCTGATCTGATGTGGGCTAATCTTCGAGATGCTGACTTGAACGGGGCTAATCTTCGATATGCTGATCTGAGCGGAGCGATGATGGAAGGGGCTAATCTTCATTATGCTGATCTGAAAGGGGCTTGTCTTCGAGATTGTGATCTTCGATATTCTGATCTTCGATATGCTGATCTGAGCGGAGCGATGATGGAAGGGGCTAAGATGGAAGGGGCGAATCTGGAATATGCGAATCTGACTGGGGCGATGCTGGACGGGGTAAGGCTGATCGGTGTAAAAAATATCACCACCGCCATATACTCAAATTAATTACTTACTTACAACTTACACTATGATGTCAAAACAACAACTTCTTCTTATTGTCAATGAGATAGTCAATAACGGATATGACGAGGAAGACACAATTCTTAAGATGAGCGCTAGCGACGAAAATGTTTATGCTTATACGCTTGATTCAGGCAGGACAGACACTACTTATTCAAGAATAGACAATCAGGATATACTTACAATTCAATTCCCACAATATGATGAAGAAGTGTTTGTGGAAGATAAGAAAACAGCACTTGCCCTAGATCTTAGTTTCATTCTCTCCAAGTGGGAGAATCACCGCCAAAAAGCACGTGCAGGAAGAATCTCCGCTGAGGGAAGAAAAGATAAAAAAGACTACTACTCTGAGCTCGTTAAGAAGAGATGGGCAAAAAAATAATCACACTTAAAAAAGCTACCCATTTAATGGATAGCTTTTTTTGTGCCCAAAGCCCCACCGTTAGAACGAACTCATAGGATTTGCTGGAGTTGAGTAGGTGGGTTTTTGTTATCCACGCACAGAATATTGAGTCTAGACTCTCACTGGTTGCGTCCTATTTTAATTGATGTTGGAGGAGTACGACTTCCTTCTTCCTCGTTCTGAGCATATGGATTCTAGCATAGCCGCTTAATTAATCAAGATCTGAGGTCTGTATAACTGGACTTCTATTCTAGGATTGTCTTTATCGACGCTGAAGATGTCTTGGAAGCCTTTTACATGTCTCATGCTGTCGTTGTCGATCATTCCTGAAACCTGCATCCCATCTAGGATAAACTTCTTTGCAAAACTTATATTATCCGGATCTTTGCGTAAATCCTTCACATACCAGTGAATTTCTAGAGAAAAGATGGTACGTACTTTCTGATTACCGTAATTTTCCTTGATGGTCCATGCGACAAGATCAGTCATTTCTTTCTTAAGTTGAGCGGCTTTAAACTTATTACCTCTTTCGATTCTTATATATGTGTTGAGGTCTACGAGTTCTCCCGGAATAGTGAAGTTGGCAAGGATCATATTAATTATTTCATTCGGAAAATAAAAGGGAATGTCTCGGCTATGGCTTGGGCACATTCACCTTCTCCCGACTCGGCGGCAATGCATTGGATATAACATTGTTGAGCCATGTTTTTTTCT